AAGTATCCTGCTGTAGTATCATTTGGCTTGCCAAATTGGCTAACCAAATTAATTTCTGAATCTACAGTAGTTACTTGTTCTACAGGCCCCCATTGAAAAGCGCCGGACAATGCGCCCGCGGTTGTTGCAACGGAAGGAATTATCGTTGTTCTATCTTCTTCTGTTACTGCAACACCGGGTGAAAGCTGAAATGCCATCTTCGTCTCCTTGATAATTTTATAGATGCTTCTCTATAATATGATTTCTATTTATTTATAATTATCATCTTTTAGACATTTTCCATGAATTTTCTTTGAGCTTCTTGGAGTTCTGTCGGAGATTTTGAATAAGCATTGAACCAGATCGCATCGTTCATAATTTGGGGTTTTTCTTCTTCTGGGGTTCCATCATCTATAATACCAAACGGAGTAAGATTTTCTTCAATCTGTTTGAACTGTTCTTCGTATAGAGCTTTTCTGAGATTTGAGTCTGTTAAATCCTTAAAGAATGATTCGTTAGTGGCCCATGAGAATAAGACCAAACACATAACTAAATCGTCCTGATATCCCTCATCTGCTTTATGACTTCCGCGGACTTCAATGAATGTGGATATTTCGTTAATAATATCTGGGTCGTGTATTAATAATTTCGTACCTTCAACCAAACTCTTAAATGAGGTACACCCTAATCGTTTTACTTGTTTAGTGGTTCTAACCCCAAGAGTCGCTCCCTGGGAGAATCCGCCAGATAAAAATTGCCCTGATTTACTATTACTTCCGACAAAGAACACATTCTCATATTCCAAATCCATATACAAAGTATCCGCTACTTGTTGCCCGTTATCATTAATCTCAACTAAACAATAAGCTTTGTTATAATCCTTGGCTACTTTATATATTATATTCGGAAAAAGAAGGGGGCTTATTTTATTGTTTCTATACTTCGCAACAACTTTAAAGGGATACGCGGTAATATCCATGACTGCAAATGCGGAGTAATCCCCACCAACTCCACGCGAGGTATCCGCTACCAACATATAAACTTTTTCTTCTTCCGGTTCGTCAAACACATCTAAACCATCTTTACTGTAAACATATGGTTTGACTGACATTCTTCCAATAGTATCAGGATTGATAAGTGTATTAGATGATCCCAAGAATCTGCATAAAACCTCTTGGTTGAACTTAAGCTCGCCCAATAATGCTCTTTGTTCTTCCGCCCATTTTTCAGTTCTACCAGGAATCTCACTGTAAGGAATAAACATAGGAACAAATCCGTTTAATCCCTGTTCTGCTTCATTCCAGAATTTCCAGAAATGATTATATCCAAGTGGAGTAGAAGTTAAAAGAATCTTTGTAGTTTCACCTGCAGAAACAACTGGATAAACAGATGTAAAGAAATCTTCAGCAACATTATTTGGAATAATTGCCGCTTCGTCAATGTACAGCCAATTTACAGATTTACCTCGAATACCCGAAGAACTTGTTGCTGCAGTAAATACTCTAGATCCGTTTTCTAATTCTATATCGCCCTTGTTGAATGTTTTTACACCTTGCTGCATCCAGATCGGAAGCATTTCATACATCATCTCATATCTGTAAAGAACTTCTCTAGCAGCGGAGGATTTGTTAGCAAGAATAGCAACAGTTTTATTTGATTGAAATAAAGTGTACCAAAGTATACAAGCAGCAGAAGTAATGGTCTTTCCCTGCTGTCGGCCTTCCATTAGAATAACCTTACGATTATTCAATATGGTTAATACTTTTTTCTTTTGACAATCGTATAATTTAAATGGTATTAGGCCCTTATCCAAAGAAACAATTTGGCAATATTGTTCTATAAAGTATATAGGATCCTGAGAACAACGAATTATTTCTTTAACTTGTTCTGCAGAATAAGAGATAACCGTACCAATCTGTTTTAGATTGGGATTACCATTATAAGATAATTTTTTACTGGTCGATGATGTTGTCATCTTTTTTGCCTAGCATTTTCATTAGCTCATTCGTAGAGCCAGCAAACACAACATTATTATTTTGTGTTCCTATTTTTACAGGATCATCTGCTTTTAAATCTTTAACTTGTTTTTGCAGACCCATTAAATCTTTAGATACATCAGATAAAGTTTTCATGAATTGCCCAGCAACTTCATATGTTCTTGGATGCTCAGAACTTTTAGATAATTCAATTAATGTATCTAAAGTATCTTCGCCCTTAAGTAATAACTTACGCATCGTTTGACGAGCTAATTGATAATCCTCTTCTTGATCCATTTCCTTATTACCATTTAAATTTTCAGGCAAAGGTTGAATGGCTGTTGAAGTTTCCTCCATAGGATCAATATTAAAAAGATTATTCAAATTTTCTAAATTTTTCATAATTAAAAATCTTCAAAAGTATCTATGTAAGTATAATCGCTTGTAGGTGTAGCATTTGCACTTGAGGTGGCAGATATTTTTTGTAGTATTACATTTAAATTTTCATCATTATACGTAGTAGATATAACCTTTTTAATTATGCCTTGTTTATTAACAGGACCATAAAAATTAAGTTTCATTATAAAATTCATTGTCCAAATAATAGATCTTCTTGTAGTCATGTCCCCTTCATAGTCATCCTCAAACCCAATGGAGTTTAAAAGAATAGGAAGGTCATTTTTAATATCTAATTCTGGAATAGCTTTAAGTGTAAGATTATAATCAGGATTAAAGTATGGTAATATTTGTTCTACAATTTGTAAACCGTCATCTTGATTCTTCACGTAAATATAAAGTAGCATATTAATATTATACGGTGTCGGAGCATACTGAGCGCTTGCCGATGTACTACTATTAATTGTTCTTGATTGTTGTATAGGTGCAATTTTTCTGTTAGGATCATAATCTAAAGATACCATTTCAAACCCCATACGAGGAACAATAACTTGTAAATTCTGATTATCCACATTAGGGTGTTGTCTTATCTTTGTTAAGAATTTTTGTTTCGGAGAATACGATAATGGTACTTTGATTGTTTGAATAATACTACCATTCGCATCTTTGCGATCTATAGTAATATTATTAAACATATTACCAAAAGCAACAACTGCTTTTCGTATAGTTCCCCAGTAAAATTTTTGATCTAACATTATCTATATGCCTCTCCGAAAGGATTTCTTTCAGAAAAATCCAATACATTGTCTGCTTCCGCAGTAAAAGTTTCATTATCCGCAGCTGCAATATCATTATTTACAGTATAGCTTTCATTAACTAATGGAGTTAAAGAAGTTGTTTCTAATAACAAGGAGTCTCCTGATTCTAATAATATGTCGAAATTTTCTATTGTTCTTCCAAAAGATGCAGCTATGTTATCTATTTCCGCAACACCTGTATCAAAAATTTCATTTGAGAATTGTATCAATTCGCAATTCATTTTATATGTATATAATTTGCCTGCTTGAAAAAATGGAATTTGACTATCGACTTTTCTTATCTCAAATAAAGATTGCGTTTGGGGAAAGTAAATTATATCTCCCTCTGTAGGTCTAGTACTCAAAACAGAAGTGTTAGTTGATCCTACAACATCTGACCATCTGCGTCTTGATACTACAAAGTTTGCAGAGTTTCTAATCTCCAAACCAAACTTAGAAATTAATTCATCATCGCCAGCAAACCCATCCACTTCTTGAAGATACATTTCAATTGGAAATGCGTGTTCATATTTGTTTGTAGGATCTTCTGTTAAGATTAAATCGGGATTCGAAACTGATCGAGGTAAATAATATACTTCGAACCCATAAATCTTCATGGATTCAATTATCAGATCTTCGTACAGATTTTGTTCAGAAGCTCTTCCTATTGATCTACCAGATTGAAAATATGGATTAACAGTAGCCATAATTGTATTGACTTCCTATTGACTCGGTGTTATCATCTTCTATGTGTCCCGGTTAATTAAATACTTAATTTTATCCCGTGAACATATCTACAGGTAACTCGAATCTAGATTGCATTTCAGATTCAATCTTATCTATCTCAGCTAATGCATCTTGATAGATTACATCCGCATTAATTGTTACTCCGCCAGGTAATTGCATACCTGAAAACTTCTTAAGATTCTCACCCCATTGACGTTTTAGCAATGCTGTTGCGTATTTTTTAAGGAACATATCATTATAAACATCTCGATATGTTTCTGGATCTAATATTCTGTAACATTCTACAATAATGAATGTACCTACATCCACATCGCCTGTCCAATCCATATCCATATAAAGTCTATTCATATGTCTATTAAATCTTACAGGTTTAATTCCTGTAAGTAATTGGTTTATTAATTCTAACTCTGTTTTAACCTGAGCATAATAAATCAAATTTGTAGACATTAAACTATATAAATCATTAATTAATAATT